AAGGAGCTCTGGACCTCCGGACATTTGCCGATCTACATGATGCAGCTCAGGAAGGAAAGGAAGTGGAAGGGGCCGACGCCGGCGGAAGCCAGGGAGATCCTGGCCCGGTCACGAGCTGATCCGATCTGGTTCTGCCGGGAGGTCCTCGGCGACCGGCACCTCTGGGAGAAGCAGCAAGAGATCCTCCTCTCGGTCCGGGACAATACCGAGACCGCCGCAAAGGGCTGCCACTCGTTCGGCAAGAGCTGGATCGGCGCCCGGGCGGCCCTCTGGTTCCTGTACTGTTTTAAGCCGAGCGTGGTTATCACCACGGCCCCGACCCAGCGCCAGGTCGAAGGCATCCTGTGGAAGGAGATCCGGGCGGCTCACGCCCGGGCGAAGTTCCCCCTGGGTGGGACTCCGCTCCAGACCCAGATCAAACTGGCGGAGAACTGGTTCGCCTGGGGGTTCACGGCAACCGACCCGGATCGCTTCCAGGGGTTCCACGAGATCTCGATCCTGGTCATCGCCGACGAATCCGCCGGCATCATGGAGAGCATCTTCGAGGCGATCGACTCGGTCCTGACGACCGAGCACGCCCGGCTCCTCCTGCTCGGCAACCCGACGTCCTCGAGCGGCCGGTTCCTCGAGGACTTCAAGACGCCGGGTGTCGCGAAGATCAGCGTATCGGCCTTCGATACCCCGAACTTCACCCAGTTTGACATCACCCGAGACGATATCCGGACCGGGACCTGGGAGGAGAAGATCGCCGGCCGGACCCTTCCCTACCCCTATCTGACGACCCCGCAATGGGTCGCCGGCCGGCTGAAGCGGTGGGGGGAGAACTCTCCCCGCTACCAGGCCCGGGTCGAAGGCCAGTTCCCTCCCTTCTCGACCGACGCCCTGATCCCCCTGGCCTGGATCGAGGCCGCGATCGACCGGGAGATCGAGGCCGGCGGCCCGCCCGAGTTCGGGGCCGATATCGCTCGGTTCGGCGACGACGAGAGCGTGATCGCACTCCGGAACGGAATGAAGGCCCGGATCCTGGACGTCCTCCCGATGGCCGACACCATGGAGACGGCCGGCTGGATCGCCCGGCATGCCCGGGAGCAAAAACCGATCTCCGTCAAGATCGACACGATTGGGATCGGATCCGGGGTCCACGACCGACTAAAGGAGCAGAACTACCCCGTCCAGGAGGTGAACGTCTCCTCGAGTCCCCGGAATAAAGAGGACTTCCTGAACCTCCGGGCCGAGGCCTACTGGACCCTCCGGGAGATCTTCGAGGCTGGCGATATCGCCCTCGAGGGGGATCCGGAGCTCCTGGACGTCCTGGCCGGGCAGCTGGCCGCGATCAAGTACAAGATCGACAGCCGGGGCCGGATCCAGATCGAGAGCAAAGATGAGATGAAGAAACGCGGCCTCCCGTCGCCCGACTACGCCGACGCCCTGATGCTGTCCTTCGTGCCCCGGCGCGAGCGGAAGAAGGGGGCCCGAGTACTAGCCTCGCGGAGAAAAGGCACATGAGCAGACTACACGACATCAAGACCCGGGCCCTCCACCTGATCGGGGTCGGCCGGGACGAACCGACGAAGAAGACGAAGATGAAGGCCGGAGGGGGCCGGGATTTCTCCCTGAAGGGCCACTTCAATGCAGAGGAGAGGACGCCGGAGAAGGTCAAGGCGCTCAAGAACATCTACAAAAAGGGCGGGATCTACGCCGAGGCGCTCGACCAGTACCCCCTGTACATGTTCTCGAACGGCTACCGGCTGGAAGGCGACGAGGTCCTGAAGAAGAAGGTGCAGGCCCGCTTCGACCAGATCGATATCGAGAGCGTCCTCGAGATCATGACGATCGAGGCCCTGGTCACGGGCGACGGGGTCGCCGAGAACGCTAGGGGGAAGGGGTCCCTCGCAAAGGAGATCGTCGCGGTCATCCCCCGGGGTGCGGAGACGTTCCGGATCAAGGTCGACTCCTCCGGGGACGTTCAGGAATACGTCCAGCAGTTCAACCAGGACGGCATCGAACTCGAGACCCCGATCCCCCTGCAGACCGAAGAGGTGACACACCTCCGGCTGCTCCCGGTCGCCGGATCCCCGTACGGCCTCTCGCTCCTGGGCAGGGCGATCGACGAGGTCACCCGGGACACCAAGACCGCTGAGGCGACCGCGTCGGCCATCTGGCGGCACGGGTATCCGAAGTACGATGCCACGGTTACGAACGGTCCGGAGGAACTGGAGGTCGACGAGCAGGACCTGAAGGACGTCGAGAAAGAGCTCGAGGAGATCGAGGCGAAGAACGAGTTCGTCCACGACGGGACGGTCACGATCAAGAACCTCGATCAGCTCGGCGCCCAGCACGTCGGGGAGTACAACGACGCGACCCTGGTCCGGGTCTGTGCTTCCCTGGGCGTCCCCGAGGAACTGATCGGCCTCCGGAGGGGTTCGACCGACGCGACGGCCGTCTCCCGGATCGATGCGTTCTTCAAGCGGATCAAGACCTTCCAGAAGCGCGTCGGGCGGACCGTTGACGCCTCGATCATCGACCTGATCGTCGGCCGGCCGGGCCAGGTCTGGATCGTCTTCAACGACCCGAACCCGAAGGACTTCCTCATGAAGGCCGACGCCGTCGGGAAGGTGCTCGCACCCTGTGCACAGACCGGCGACCTCTTCGCCATCATGGGTCGCAGGCAGGTGCAGGAGTATCTCGACATCGACCCGGACAAGTGGGAGGAACTCGAGGGAGAGGGAGCCCTCCCCACGCCGCCGGCGGTGGCTGGAACCGCTCCGGAGGATCCTGCAGAATGATCTCTCGGTCCACGCAGATCCGCACCCTCGCCGCCGCGAAGAAGCAGGTCTCCCGCTCGACCAGGAGGGATCCTGTTCAGGCGAAGACCCTCCGGGTCACCTACGAGAAGGGGCTTGTCCGGTTGTTCCGCACGTACCGGACCGCAGCGGTCGAGGTCCTGACCCTCGCCCGAGAGAACGAGGCCCGGGCTCTGGAGCCTACGCCGATCCGGATCGCGTGGCTGGTTGAGGAGTTGGAACTGCTGGCGAAGGAAGCGATCCTCGGCCCGGGGGAAGTCGTCGTCAGCAACTCGGTGAAGACAGGATACCGCCGGGGGGTTCTGTATGCCGAGCGGGCGCTGGCCCGGATCGGCATCACTTCGAAGCTCGGCGAAGGCCCGGCAGACTGGCGCGTGCTCGACGTTCTCCGGGTCCGCAACCTGCAGGCGTTGAAGGGCGTTACGGCGGAGATGAACAAGCAGATCGTCTCCGCGTTGACGGAGGGGATCAACAAGGGGGAAAGTGTCGTGAAACTCGCCCGCCGGCTGCGGGATCAGGTCGACGGGATCGGGATCCAGCGAGCCCGGCTCATGGCCCACACGGAGACGATGTACGCCTGCAACGAGGGCGCCCTGCTCCGGTACAGGCAACATGGCATCAAAACGATCGAGTGGCTCTGTGCTGGCAACCCCTGCACCAAATGTCAAGAGAACTGCGGCAAGCCGTTCCCCATCAATGAGGCCCCGCCCTGCCCGCTGCATCCCAGGTGTCGGTGCACGCTGCTTCCGGTCATCGACGATGACCCGGGGGGATCCTGATGGCCGTCCCGATCACCGTCTACCAGGACCCCTGGCTGCCCGAAGGCCTGGCCGCCCTTCTCGACATTCCCGACATCTGGGATCTCCGGGACGTCGTCATCGGCGCCCCGGCGTCCCTGACCTACCCGCTCCCGACGTGGGGCTGGGGTCCCGACTGGGTCGGGTTCCCGCTGGTGCCGGCGTCCGGGGAGGTCTACCTCTTCCCGCAGGAGGACCGCACGACCCCGATCCGTGGATGCGTCTGGCGGGGAGGAGCGTCGGTCATGGTCTGCCCGGGGGAGTCCGTCCGGGTCATCCAGGCCAGGCTGATCCACGAACTCCTCCACCTCATCGATGACGGCCGGCACGATCCCGACGGGATGGAAGCCTGGCTTGAGACGTCCCGGATCCGGGCCTTTGCCTACACGATCACCACCCGGACGGGGCTCCTCGACCGGACGGCCTGGGAACGGATCTTCTATGAATCGCTGATGAACGACTGGAAAAAAGGAGGATACACAGAATGTGGCAACCTACGCTGGATGTAACAGCAATCGGGCCCGCGACCTACCGGTTCACGACCCCAAGCCCGCCCGCTCTCCCTGACGAGACGGAATTCGTGATCCAGGACGTCGATCCCCAGGATCAGCCTATCATCCACAACGTCGCCGGGCAGGCCTCTATCGAATACACCTTTCCGCGGGCCGGGCAGTTCCGGGTGACGGTCCGGACCTACCGGACACGGCCGGACATCCCCGGGGTCGATGAGTTCGGCACAGCAGGACAGATCATCCGGATCGCGGCGCCAGAACCCGAGACCCCGGCAGACCCCGATCCCGGCCCCCTCCCGGACGATCTCCCCGAACCCGAACCAGACGAAACCCCCAAGGAGGAACCCATGGCAAACCCCTCTGGCGACCGTCTGATCGAACTCGCGATCTGTCTCGGGGAGCGCCTCCTCGAAATGGAGATGACCCAGGCCCGGGCATTTGTCCTCGGCCTGGTCGCGGGGACGGTCGGGACATACGCCTGGGCCTTCTGGCTATGAAAATTGTAATTAAATCGTGATGCCCGATGCCGAGAAACCGGACCTTCACCCCACGCGAGCAAGCCTACATCCTGTCCCACGCCGGGAAGAAGTCCTGGGGCGAGATCGCCCGGGACCTCGGCCGGCTCTACCCCCAGGACAACGGTGGCCGGCGGTCGCGGAAAGGGGTGCAGGGGTTCGCCCTACAGAAGCGGGCCCGGGTATCGGTCGTCCGCCAGGTGAGGGTCCCGGCCGCCCTCGTGGACGGTCTGGACCTCTCGAACCAGGATCTCTCGAAGATTCTGACCGAGTCTCTGGTCCGGATCCGAGGCCGGCAGTCAACGGCCCCGCCTTTATAGTTCATACAGGCTATACGCCCCCCTATCCTACAGAGTAGGTAATGCCGAACGCTCCTACTCACAGACTGCTCCAGGTCGAGTTCGGTACGTCTCAGATCAAAGAAACTCCTGACGGGGGCCTGAAGGTCTTCGGCGTGAAGCTGCTCGCCGAGGGAACCTGGACGGACTCGAACGTCGGGAGCCCCCTGTACTATCCTGTTCAGACGCTCCAGGCATACGCGACGAACTGGACCGATCGATCTCTCTGGATCAGGCACTCCGGGATAACGCCCTGGAGCATCACCGACCGGATCGCCGAGATCGAGGATATCCGCTTCGAGTCCGACGCGGTCGTCGGCGACCTCTTCTTCCACGGCCGGACACAGAACTCGAAGGACTCGATCGCGTACATCAAATACTGCCAGGAGACCGGGCGGCCGGTCTTCGTCTCGGTGGAACACACCGGGAAAGAACGCTTCGACGCCGCCAAGTCTCGCTGGGAGGCCGAGAGCCTGGTCTTCTATGGGGCAGCTCTCGTCAATCGAGGGGCCTGCAAGAAGTGCAACCTCCCGACCAGGAAAGAAGGGGAAAAGGAGGACGAACTCATGGACGAGAAGAAACTCGCCGAATTTGAGGGCCAGATCAAGACCCTCGCGGAAACGGTCGGGAAACTGACCGAAGGCCTGGCCGGAGTGATGAAACACCTCGATGCCCAGGCGGTACAGATGAAGACCCTCGCGGAGAAGACTCCCGAG